CCGTCTCCTAAATCAAGATTGAGAATATCGTCCATTAGAATTGTTCCATCATCATTCCATGAGCGAAATTTTGTTATTCCGCTATCCCACAATTCCAAACTTATAACCTTATCATTTGCGGCACCGTCTCTATTTACAAAAAACAACCTTGCGCCCGGCCCGGCTCCATTATCGGGAGTTTCACCATCTATTACAAGATTGCATTCATTATCGTCAACCGCAGCGTATATATGTAAGCCATATCCGGGTAAATCAAAAGCCGCGTTTCCTGTCAGATTTAACAGGGGTTCGTAAGTGCCTATACCCCAGCAATCAGTTGCGCCGTCTCCGAATAGTCCATATACTTCATTGCTTGTCTCTGCCCTGAAATCAAGGTCTATCCCGTCATCGTTAAATACTGAAGCCGTGCTCGTAACATACATATTATTTATCCACGTAATGGGATCATTCGCTGCGGCTCCGGTTGCGGCACTTTCAAGAAAAAGAAATCGGTTATTGCACACAATCCTCGCGGCTTCATCTGCTACTATATATTCCCATCGCGTATTTGTCTCATCATAATAAGCGTTCCACGTGAAACCTGATTCCGCATCTCCGCTGTACCAATGTGAACCGAAATCGTTGTTTCCTATTTTAATTGCGTGATAATTGTCGTGATCCCAGTCAGGTATGGTAGCCGTATGAAATCCCCAGTTTCCATATTGGCCGTCCATATATAAGGCGTTTTGGTGAGTATCGCTTTCTACCCTTAAATTAACGTCATCTCCGGGTTCATTTATTACAACATCATTTACCCCGGCAGTTATTCTCTCGTTAGTTTCAGTCCCCGGTTCAAAAAGCTTTGACCGTGAAAACCATCTCCAGCTTGTAGCGTCAGATTTCAATACTCCAAAGTAGTCATCATCTTCCACATAGCCCCACTCCTGCAACCTTCCCGACATATCGTTTTTTGTGGCGACTATAGTTTTAAAGTGCCTGCGCCTTACATTTACATAAATAGGATTAGTATAAACTGGCATAATTTACCTCTCTATGATAATTCTTTTCGTTTGAGAACTGTCCTCTATAATAATGTCAGGTATCCAGTCAGTATCGGATTTTTCTATAATAGCATCATACACATTTCCGTCTTTGAACTGTACGCCAAGCGGGGCATATCCACTTAAAGGCTCTCCGCTTATTCCACCGTAAAACAAATTAAGATCAACTATCGGCATTTCTACCCCACAATACATATCCGTCATGTCCGTTATAAATACTTGCAGTGGCATGATAGATATTGTTTAAGTCCTTTGACATTCTACCCATTCCCAAGTCCATGGCATACGCCTTATTTTCAGAATATTCAGAGCCGTCAAAATCACGCATACCCACAAAACCGGGTTCACTCGTTAAAAGCCTTATCTTGCCGTTTCCAATATCCTTTATGCTTCCCCAGTCAAAACAGCCGATATTGGGACTCTTTACCTCTATTCCAGGAAGTACCGCAACCGCTTCACCAACTTCCGGCACTGTTACCAGGTCAGGCATATTTGTAGCTACATGATAAGTGTCTGAGGAAGTCCATATAATAACTTCATTCTCAAACACCCACATCATTTGAATATCATCCTTGATATCCTTAGAGAACTGATAACCCTTATTATGGTATCCTGCGAGATATTCATAATTAAGCGGAAGCTGACAATAATTTACTTCCCCGTAATTGCGAATACCTGTAACCATAAATCCCGGCGCTACCACTCCAATATTACAGTCAGGTATGGGTTCCCAAAAACGGTTTCTGAGCAACAGGCTCGTTATCCTTGACCTCAGTTGATTATCGTTAACCGTGTCGTTAAAGTACCTGTAACGCGGGTCTAACGTAAGCCCCTGCCGTTCCTGAGTAAGTGAATTGTGCACCCTTACCTGATTAGGATTAAGGTATTCCATTATATAAGAACGATAACCGTTTGCCCATTGAATCGTCTTTCTAACATCTGCCGAAGTAAATGTGTGTCCGTGTGTCCTTGTGACTATATAACCGTTTTGCGCCGACCTCATAACCCTGCCGTTTCCTATGCAACACGCGCCTATATATTCTTCATCGTAATATTCATCACCTATCCATTCTACGCGTACATGATATGTGTCTATATAGCCTATTATTTCATCCCTGTCACCATTATCCCATTCGAGAATACACCCAACATCTGCTATTTCAAATTCCCCCACCCATGCAGTGACTATCCCATTTCGTTTCTTTCCGAAAAAAGCCCCGCATATCCGCAAATCGTGACACCATATAAACCGTTCCGGGTCGTTAAACGTACCATTTGCAGAGTTAAATTTACCTGTCTTTGAATATAGGTGTTCTACGTCCATTGTCCTCCATACAGGATAATGGGTATAGTGCCACTGATATTCCTGTGGATTGGTATTTTCTACGATAGGAACCCAGAAGGGGCCGACTATATGAGGATTATCCTCACTTATTAACTGGCTGAGATAAACCTTATCTAACCCTGCTATGTTTGTATCAACATCCTCTTTGTTCGTACCTGTCTCGGTTTCTATCCTGAGTTGGTCTAATCGTGTCCTAAGCGTCTGATTTCCCGAAAGGCGGCCTGCACCGTATCTATAACGAAAAGCAAAAGGAAGTGCGTCTAACTGATTTCCCCGAATCTCAATATTGGGTATGGGACAGTTTATTTTGTATGCTATTGACGGTATAATTTCCATGTCAATATGATAAATACCATTGGAATTAAAGAATACCGATGAATACTCATCAAAGCTGCTGTACCCGGACTTAACGTTACTTGGAACGTCCCGTGATACTATAATAGACTCATCCCATGCGGTCATAGGAATATCAGCGTTATAAAAGCCTTTACCGAATTGACGCATCCACCGTTTGCGCTGTCTGTGAAAATAGTGAGCGTTGTTCTTACCCCTTAGATAACAGCCAAGAATAAGGTGGGTTTTGTTTCCTATTATCGATACTCTTACCTGGGTCGGTGAAAGGTATTCTACAATTTCATCGTGTTCCTCAATTTCTCCCGGCCATACAAAGAAATTACCAACATCTTCATAACCAAACACATTCGTAGTAACGGTAATTATATCATGGGACTTTGAAGCAGTAAGTCCTGTTTTGCTGAAAATGGAAGGTATTTTAAGCTCTGTATAGAGCTGTGAACCGGTGCGTCCCTGTACTTCAGTAGGATATACAATAACATTCAGGGCATCCGCAAGAGAACCCGGACGCGGGATACGTGAAGCAGGCGCATCTTTTATAATACCATACTGAAAATAGTCTATCTTATCAGGTGGCGGATACGAACTGTCCTGCTGATTGTTAGAAGGCTGTAAAAGCTTTCGCATTTAAAATCCATGATCTATTGCGTCAGAGTCCTCGCCCTGTTCTCCCTTGTTATTCTCTTTGGAATATTTCTTTGCCAATGCCTCAATATCTGCATGGGCTTCAAGAAAATTCCCGTTTTTAAATGCTTGAACCATTTTGGTAACAGACGGAAAAAGATATTGCCACGCATACATATCAGAGCTTTCACAGAGTTGAATGCTATCCGATAAAATAGGAGTGGGAAGTTTGTAACCGTACCACCTGTATAAATCATTTACAGCGCCGGGGTTTTCGGTAAATATGATATAAGCCGGGGCACTGTCCTGAGCATCATAAGAACGTATATACGGCACTCTAACATAATCGATATTTGCAATAACGATATGCTCTCTTTTAAGACTTGCGTTTCGGGTAGAATAAATTCCATAATCCTGATAAGGCAAAACAGTTCCCCACGTCATATCAGCTTCTACAAGAATTCCCGCAATTCTCCATATATTTGAAGGCGCGTTATATCTGAAAGTATTCGCTACTGTATTTAATACAGGTAATCTTCCCGTGTTTTCATCAAAAACAACATGCTGTTGTGAGCTTGTTTTCCCGAATATGTCATTAACTATTCTGAGAAAAAAAGTAAGTCCATTGGGGCCGTCTCTTGGCACACCGTCACACTGGACTTCAAGCATGTTTAACATTTCATCGGCATTCATAGGCTCTCCTACATACGCATATTCATTTTCACCACATCGCTTACTTTCTCATCTTTATATTCCGGCTGAACGCCTGTACTTTCTCCTGTGGCTATTTCCCTTATTCGTTCAAGCAAAGATTGTTTCTTTTGTCTCAGTAAAGGTGTCTGAGACCTTTCGCAACTTAACATCTGGCGCTCTGTATCTTTTATCTGGGCGTTTATATGCTCTATTTCCTGCGGCACGACAGTCGCTATCTTTGCCATACCCTTGTTTATCTTAATAACTTCCTTCTCAATTTTTGGGTCTTCAATTTCCCAATACCTGTTACGCGGGTCATCGTCCCAATGAGAAGCGAGAAACTTCATGTTATGCTCTGTTTTTACCCAGTAATCATAAAATCCGCCACCCTTTGCATCTTCCGGCCTGAATTGAGCACAACCACCCTTTATCTCAAAATTCCACGATTCTCCTCCGGTTTTCACATCATCATAAGGGGTAGCGTTGACCACCTCTATTCCGGCCACATTTCTCATTGAAAGGTCTTTAAGCTTCAGGGTAACAAAATCATTACCTGAATTCATTATGGCAGCATTGCGCCGTCTGGCAAACTCCTGTTGCTCCTGATCTACTCTTCCTAAACTCATCTTCCCTCCTTACGGGTTACTAAAAGAGGAGAGGGCCGAAGCCCCCTCCGGTAAAAGTTAAACATAATCGGGCAAGCCCAGAAGTATAATCATTGAGCTGTACTGCTCGTAAGTACCCACGCCCGGAATCTGCTGATCGTAAATAGGCATCTGAACACCTTCGCACAAAGCAGTTCCATGACCCATGATGTACTCATAGTCATCATCCTGTTTTACGTGTCTCAAAGGCATTTTCGTCCAGTCCACAACCGCCGCTTTTCCGAGAATGAAAGCAGTATCTCTGGTCATTGCGTCGTCTCTCTGTCTCTGGTCATTGTCACCCGGCTCAACATATCCGGCTGTCGCACCCCAGGGCTCACTCGTTCCCGAAATTTTCAGGGTCGGCTGCATCATGTCCTGAACTAACAAGAAATTCTTGTAAGCTCCTTCCACTCCGCGCCAGTTCTGAATCTTTTCAGGCAGAGCTGCCTTTGCGACATAGAGAGAACCCAAATTTCTCTGTGACCATGTTGCATCACCGAGAAACGCATACTGAAGTTCACCCATAGTTAAAACCCAGCCCTTGCCGCCAGGAAGTCCCGGTATCTGAAGCATCTGAATACGATTGTCCAGAGCGATATTCTGAGCGTTTGTAAGGGTTGGGACGTTCATTGTCTGAGTTACGAGAGGAGCCAGCGAGCCCCCACCGGACAACACTATACGGTTAACTATTGCGGTTGTATAGTTTGCGCGGTTGGTATTATAGGCTACCTGCATCTGTCTCCGTCCCATACCTGCTACGAGAATATTAGGAGTCCAGTTTCTCTGACAAAACGGTAAGGTTCGTCCATGAACCAGAGTTTCACCAAATTGTTCAAGGATAGTCTGGCGAATACTCCAGCCATGATGTTCCTTGTTCCATACTGCCAACTGGTCTACCCACTTCTCATAAAGTCCATACGGCTTTGCGTCTTCGTCGTCAGGGCCATAACCCGGAGTCGTTACCGCTTTACGACAGATATTGTAGTAAATGGTAAAACTCTTGGTAAGTGGCCTTCTCTCGGTTCCTATCAACGGATTCGGGTCATAAACACCTGCTCCGCCAAGCCTTAGAACCATTGTAATTGTTACATTATTTGACTTGGTTTTCTCAGTTTTGTCCACAACCATACGAATAGCGTTGGGAACCTGCTCTTTTTCCAATACGTACATTCCGCTCGAATCTTCATAAATGTCATCCAGCGCGGATTTCATACGCAATTCTTTATCATAGCCCTTAATAATACTGTTTCGGGCTAATGGTGTCGGAGGTAATACGCCTACACCCATGTGTCAAACCTTTCTATAATTATTACCTACGCTTTCTTCAGCGTTGCCACGTTAGTTAAATCAATTGGTGGCTGTCCCATCTTCCGACGGGCAGCGTTAAACTCATTGAAAACAGAAGGGTCTCCCTTCTGGTAGTATTCCTTATAAGCCTTTTCCATATTAAAGTCATCCATTACTTTGTAGGCTTGTTCAGTTGAAAGCTGTGTTTCGGCGGCGCTTCCAGTGTCATTTTCAAGCTCTTTGGTATCGCGCTTGGTAATAGCGTCAGCCATACTCTTTGCGCCATTCTTGTTAGCGTCGAGTTCCCTTTGCTTGTAATAACCACCTTCCACCCGCTTATTTTCAATAGTTGCCTTAAGAGAAGGAAAGCTGATATATTCACGTTTCCCTGTTTTGGGATTATAACGGTCTAACCTGACCCGCTGTTTTAAAACAGGGTCGTATACAATACATTCCATATCATCATACAACTTGCACAACTTTACATACCTTTGAAGGTCTTCGGAGGGTTCCAGTGGAATCCCCACAACCCTCATTTTTTCAAGCAAATCAGGGCTCTTTTGCTGATACATATACATGGCATGTGATATGGCTTTTTGCCCTTCTTCGGTTCCTTCGTTTGGAAGAACACCATTATAATACTGCTTAACAACACCGTTCCTCCAATCTCTGTATTGATTATCAGCTTCAGCAACAGATATGGTCATCTCGTATTCATCTTTGTATTCTTTCATCTTTGAGAATTCGTCCATATCGTTTAGTTGCTTCTCGTATTCAACCTTGTTCCTTTCAGCTAAAGAGGTTTCATCCTGCCGGGACTGGTATTCCGTTACTGTCTTTCTGAGTGATTGCGCTTCTTCGTTAGCCTTATTTGCAATCATGTTAGTTCGCATGATTTCCTGATTCTGCAAGGGAATCAGCTCTCTATTGATTGCAATAGCTTTTTCGTCGAAAGGGTCTTCTAATTTAGAAAACTCTTCCTGAAGCGCCATAATCTTGCTCAGGTTACTTTCGGGGATTTCCTTATCTTCTTCAGCGGGTTTCGGTTTTACCCCTACTTCTTTCTGAACACCTTTTAACTCAGCTTCAGCAACATCCGCCCTTTGAGTGCTTGACTGTAAATCAGCCATACGTTCCTGATCTTTTTGGATACGCTCTCCCTGACGTTTAATCAGGTCTTGCGCTTCCTTCCAGGACTTTGCCAACTCTCCGGGTGTTTTAATCCCTTCTGGTAATTCCTCCGGTTTTACCGTAAATGGCTCTTTTGGTGTTTCGGCTTCCTGAGTTGCGGTTTTGTCTTCAGCCGCTTCCTCAGTTTTGGTTTCTTGAGTTTCTTCAGTCTCAGTTGCTTCCTCAGAGTCTGAAGTTTCCTCTTTAGCCTTTATCTCAGCATCACGAATCTTCTGTAAATCCTCAACATTTCCGGTTTTTTCGTCAAATGCGTCAATAGCCTCTAACCTTGCCTCCTCACTTTCAAAAGTCATCACTTCCTGTTGGCTTTCTTCAGCCATGCCTTGCTCCTTTCCTTGTGGGTTTATGTGCTTTTTTAAGAATCGCTACTCGCAGTAGGTTTGTAGATTCTTAAAATTGCGCCACGTTAGAAATTTATTATATCCCCTGTTCTCCGGCTTCCGCCGTTAAAAGGGGTTGTTCTGCCCGTCCTACATTTGGAATCTGCTGTACCTGTTCCTCTGGAGTTGTTACCTGTTCCTCTATCTGCGCTCCTTGCGGTTGCTGTTGTCCCTGAGAAGCCAGAGCCATTTTTGCCTGCATATCCTGTAAAGCTGCCCCGCTCATAGCAGCCGTGTTCTGTGCTATTCGCGATATAAGGCTTGTTCGTGCCTGCATTGCTTCAAGCTCCATATCAGCCTCAAATTGCATTTTTGTCTCGTCATCATGTTCTATAGAGCCTATGTATATTTTCATAAAATCCTGATACATCAAAGGATTAATTTCCGGGTTAATGCTTGTTAATGCCTCGTTTGCAAGCTGTCTGTCAAGAGTTCTTTTTGTGGGAGAATTGGGATTTTCCTTAACTATAATTTGGCATCGCGGGGTATATTGAACAGCATTTCTTACCGTCCCGTTCTCGTCTATCTGTTCATTTAAAGTGAGCCTTTCCCTGCCACCCTTTATATTTATCTCTCTTTCAACGTCTCCATAAGTTATCTGCCACTGGTAGAAGTAAGCTTCCCCTATGTTGTTCATCAGTTGTTTGACAGCCTCATCATATACAAGAGTCGCTATTTTATTCATCTGTATTTTGCGCTCGTTAAGAACGCCGCTTTCCCCCGACTGGCTTTCAGAACTCCACGAATCCGATACCTGACTGATAACAGGTAATAGCGTATCAAACATTAATTGCACTTGTGTCATTACCGCGGAAGGATAATCAGCGGGATGAACCTGTTCTATGGTCTTTGTCACATTATCCAAATCAACCAAAAACTTTTTGCCAGCCTTGTTTGCGTTTCTTTTAAAATCACTTTCATCTTTCGGATTATCGAATAAGTCCTTGTTGACAAGTGTTGAGCCGCCGTTAGCCTTTTCAATCAATTCTGTTTCAAGGCTTATACGTTTGTTGAGTGTTGCCTGTAAATCCATTATTGATTCTGCAAGCCCTTTATTCATTCCCTTATATCTCTGGGTAGTTGAATGAAAGAAGGAAAGCCCTTTGACCTGAACTCTTGTCTTTGCATCGTAAAGTATCAATTCCGGGTCAAGTGAAGGCGCTATTGCGGTTACGTGCTGTATCATGTCGTCATAAGGCTGTTCTTCTACAGTATCCCAGTCAATGCTGTTTTCCTCTGCAAACTGTTCAAGATACGCCTGGTCATCGCTTATCGGAAATGGAACCCATTGAAACTGTCCCGCTTTCCTGCCTATCAACCTTTTCTCTTTTTTCATCTCCAGCCAGAAATGTTCTATGACTTCATATTCGTCCCCTATCTGTCCCTGAAATCGCTGCTGCTGTTCGGCAATATCTCTTGGTGGAAGCGACTTGCCAAGCTTAATCCTGTCGATAGCAGCCCTTATCATCTCATTTTCAATCTCATATTTGAACTTAATGCCTTCTGCGGTAAGATATGTTGACTTATATCCTTCCTTGCAATCCCTGTCATTGTTTGACTTCCAATAAGCTGATGGAACAAACGAACCCGGCCTGAGCCACTCCAGTCCTATGTTTCCGAGCGGATGATACTTTTTTGTCTCAACCATTTGTATCCATGAATCGTGTGTCAGCATTCCTATAAAATGCTGTACCAGATTCCACCGCCAGTTACATTGTTCCTTGTCTGTATGGAAAGTAGATTTGACCGCTTCCGTCCCCGTAGTGCGGGCGCCTTCTATCGGAGACCAGTCAACGTCGGGAAGGTCTGTTATCATTGCCCCTGCCATTGTGTAAAGCTTCGGGGTTAATACGTTAAACTGATAGGCATACCTGTCTTCTTCGCTGAGGCGCTTCCGTTCTTTTTCGTACCATTGCATGCCTGAGAGTGCAAATACAAACTCATTTGCCTTTATTCCCCTGTCGTAATCTTCCTGCATTGCCCTCTTTGAGTTTTCCCTGTCGTGGAATATCTGCTTTACCCGCTCACCATCGCTTGACTTGATACTTCTGTAATTTGCCTTCATTATAGCAGGAGCATCGTTCATACTTTTTCCTTTATGATAACAGGTGCGCGTTTAATGTCTTTTTCCACAATGTCAAATTTGAAATTTTTAGGCATGAGAGATTGTACAAAGCCCGCGTTGGAAAAGTCCACATTTACACCCGGCAAAGAGATTTCAAACTTCGTCCACCGTTTACATCCCCTGTCAGTACACTTGGCATAGATAGCATTGCCCCCTATGACAAAAAGGATATTTCCCACTCCATCAGAGCGGAAATGAACGTGTCTGTTTCTGCACCTTACGACTTCTGGCATATAATAAAAAAGGCGTTAACCGTGCCTGAATTGGCACAAGCTAACGCCTTGACTTTGTGGCTATTTAGCTAACTATTTAAAAGAACTCTCGATTTTCCACTGTAGGAACATTGCCGTCCCTGTCTATATGGAAAATCACCTGCCCCTTGCGCTTGGTGCGTTTTCGGTGTTCTATTAACTCAATACCCTCTTTTGTTTTGTCTCTGGGTTTTCTATAAATACGCTTAGGGTTTAAACGCTTATCCATCATAGTGTGCTTATCCTATAATATAATACTATATTTACTATTATGTAACAATAATTTTATTTTTTTTCTCCAAATATCTCATTTAGCTGTAAAATTGCTGCCTGTGGAAAGGTTATATGGGTCTTCCATGTACCGTACCATTTTGTGAATTCTTCGGCAATTCCTTCGGCTGTTTCCACCCGTGCAATCAATTCTTCCCTGCCACGTTTAAGCAATTTAAAATTTTCATTGGTAAGCGTATGTGGCTTTTTGTTGGCTACCGATTCTATGACTTTTATTAAGATATCATCTTCCATTTTTTCTCATTCTCCCATTTTGGAATTATTACAATATGTTTCTTTGAACTCTTGTCTTTTTTCGGTCTTGCCCATCCGGGATACCATGCGTCCAGGCAATGACCTGACAACTTGGGCACTGTTATTTTCACCCCTTTAAACTCCATGTCAACAAATTCTTCCAGATATTCAGCAGGCATTCCCTTTGCAATAGCTTGAGCGTCCCCACTATAATTATCCAATACTCCGGGAAACTTTCTACCTGCAAGCCATTTTTTACCCTTTGAATGCCATGCAAAATCCTTGTGTTTAAAAAATTTCCACACACACGACTTGCATCCTTCTTGCCCGTGAGGTTTCTTATGACCAAGAGAAGTCCATAAAAACCTGTTATTGTCGCTTCTTCTCTGCGGAGCACGGCAGCGCCCGGTATAAAGTCCTCTGAGGTATTTTACAGGAATGTCCTCACCTTTGGGACTTTTCTCAATAATAACACGCTCTCTTGCCACTTCCCTGAGAAATATTTCTTCCTGTTGTGCGGTTATTTTCCACCCTGCTATTCCGTGATCTAAGTCCCTGTCAGAACCTATAAATCCACCCTCTCTTATAATTCCTAACAAAGTACCAAAAGCGGGGAAAATATACTTACCAAATCCCGCTGTTTCAGCACATTCCCGGAGAAGCCCCATAAGCTCTACTGCATTTTTTGAGCGTGTTTTGGTAAAGAATACGTCATTTGAGGCAACACTTATATCGTCGTGCTTAATTTTGGTGAACCAAAGGGGATGCATCAGGTCAAGAAAAGTTCCTACTTTACGGGGAACCGGGGCATGATACCAGAATGTCGGATGTATGTTGTATCGATATATGCCATGTGTATCCATTGCGGTTTCACGTTGCTTTAAATTTTCCTTTATTTCATCCTCTGGCGCAAGTATCAAGTCGCTTAGTAAGTCTGTGTAAATCTTAACGTTAGCTGTATATCCATAAAACTTTACTTTAAACTCGCCACCTCCCATGTCTTCTAACGGCCACCTTCCCATCCGTGTCTTAAAATCATCTGTTTTGCAATTTATCATACCGATATGAATAGGTTCTTTCAAAGTTTTATTGCAGATAAATTCAATTAAAGTGCTTTTGTCAAGGAACCATGCGCCTTTATGTACTTTGTAAAAAATGTCAAAATTACATACCAGTGCGTTTACGAATCGTTCAAACTGTTCATTCATTGAACACCTTCATATTTGCTTCTCCAGTGTATGCAACCGAAGTTCTTGCCTGTCTGGAGAAATACAGAGTCAAGAACTTTTTTTATAATTTCTTCCATTTCAACTACGTTTGAGCCTACGTCGCATCCTTCATTGTTTAAAAAAATGTCTTTTTTGCAACCGCCACAACGATCTGCTAAAGCGTGTCCTATGCGTATATGCTTGTTTATACATATACGGTTTTCCCAGAAACGACAGTTTTTACAGCGTCTTTTGGGTGTCAAAAAATTTCCTCCACAAAGGCGTTATCTTCTCCCACGTCCATGCTTTTAATATTTCTTCCCTGTTTCTTTCTCCCATTTTCCTGCACAATTCCCTGTTTCGACTAAGAGTATCGATATACCGCTCAAAGTCATCAATAGCCTTTGGAACCTCGCTTCTATTTCGGGGAGTATCCACAAGGAACCCGTTGTGGCCGTGCTTTATCAATTCGGGTGTTATGCCAACCTTTGTGGCAATTATCACTTTCCCACAGGAAGCAGCTTCTAACACAGGGAACGGAGCACCTTCAAAGATAGACGTACATATCAACACATCCATATCCCGATATATATTCGGCATTTCTTCATACGGAGTGGCATTGGTGTAATCGCAAGAATGTACCTTGAATTTTACGCTTTTCATACGTCCAAGTAATGGTTTAAGCATAAGCTCAAAGCCCTTGATGTCCCACTTCATACGCCCTTCGCCACCTTTAACTTCTCCAAAGCCACCGATAGTCTTTTGCCCTACAAATCCTACCGTAAATTCCCCGTCATGTACTGTTGGTGTGAATAATGTTTCATCTACTGCATTGGGAATAAGGTGTGTATTTGGGTTCCACTGAATGAGTTTATCGCAGAGAATTTGCGATATTGCGCCTATTTTCTTATAGCGGGTAAGGTACTTTTTGGATATATCAGCCCATTTAATTTCATAGTTGTGCTGACAAACTCCCGCCGAGACATTCGGAAGCCCCGCAAACTCCTGTCCACCGAGCCAGTTGAAAAAATGGCAAGCGTCATAT